AATGAAAAACGTAACGAAAATAGCCAAGAAGTCCGCAGGGCTTAGCCAAAAATGCTCGATTTGCCCACTTATGCAAAGATGCACTTTAGAAATCCATAGAGCTTGTTTTGACAGCTTTGTAGAGGGTTTCAAGAAAGGAGCCAGAGCTGCTGAAAAAGAAATAAACAAGAAATTCAAAACTGAACAAATATGAATACATTTTACATGGTGTTTGTGGAAGGGTGTGCTACCCCAGCTTGCAAACATGAGAGCTTGGATAGTGCGGAAAAAGAAGCGAAAAGGCTTGCAACTCTTTTAAAAAAGAAAGCATACGTTTTGTGTACTATAAAATCAGTTGAAGATACTCAATACAAAATTGAGGATTGCAGACCTAGTGGAAGTGATTTACCATTTTAATCGAACCGATATGAGTGAATTAACGAAAATAATCTTCACCATTAATATAGTGGTACTATTCATTCAGTTAGGGTTATCCATTGTATATAATTGGGATGAAGAAACTGAAAAAAATAAGAGGATTGAAAAAAATTACAGTAATAGGAGGTGCTATCACAATGGCTGTAATTGGGATTTCCGCTGTAGTTTTTCTTCTAAAATGGATATGGGAACAATAAGGTTTATAAATTCAAAACGATATAGAAATGAATGATGGAGTTTATTTTGACCAAAATGGTAGCGAGGTAATCGTAATTAATGGGGTTGAATACTCACGAGAAGAATTTGATTTTCTTGTGGATATGTGTGGAGATTGCAATATGTAATAACAAAAGAAAGAAATGAGTAAAACAACAATTTATTACCTATTCCTAGTAGTAATATATGTGCTGCTGGAATAGGTCTGTGTTTTGTTAGTCGTGGTAAAGTAACAGACATCAAAACAGAAAAAGAGGAACAAAAATGAAAATAACCCATCCCAGACCAAGAGAGTCGCCCGATCATACAGGATCTTTGAGAATATTAATATAGTCCTAACAATTACCTGTCAAACAATGATAACATTGAATAAATTGGCGAAGAGATGCCTTGAAACAGCAATGCGCAAAGGTAAAATCAATAATTATACCTCCAGGCGTGCCTTTATCTTATTGATTTCTGTCAAATGGAGGGAATTGCTTGAAGCTTCGAAATATCACAGCAAGCATCTGCCCGGCTATTCAGAACAGGAGATTGCCGCTGCAGGTATCATCATTTCCACCATAACTTATCTAAGCCGTATCGGATGCGCAAACATCGAGCAACTGATCAAGGATACGATAGAGTTCAATGACAACAAGGATGAATAGGTGTTGTGACTGACTTGAGTGATGTTGATTTTAAGTGTAGTTGATAAATAGTGAGTTATGACAAAAAACATTTCTATAAAGCTGCTGGACTTCAACAAGGGCCAGCTCGCCGGGCTTCCGAAGAACCCACGTTTCTTCCGGGACTATCGCTTCGAAGCGATGAAAAAAAGTATTTCCGACTCTCCTGAGATGCTTGATCTCCGTGAACTTATCGTTTTTCCATCAGAAGGCAGATACATTGTCGTTTGTGGTAACCTGCGTTTACGTGCCTGTAAGGATTTGGGCTATAAAGAACTTCCCTGCAAGGTGCTGCCAGACGATACACCCGTAGCCAAGCTTCGTGAATACGCCACAAAAGATAATGTAAGTTTCGGTGAGAATGATATGGATATTATGGAAAACGAGTGGGATAAGGCTGAGTTACAGGACTGGGGTATTGAGTTCGCTCCAGAAAAGGAAAAGGATGAATTCAAGGATCGTTTCAACGCCATATCGGATGACAACGCCCTGTATCCTCTCATTCCCAAATATGATGAGAAACATGAACTATTCATCATTATTTCCGGTAATGAGGTGGACAGCAACTGGCTCCGTGAACGGTTGGATATGCAGCACATGAAATCCTACAAGACCGGCAAGATAAGCAAATCAAATGTCATTGATATAAAAGATGTACGCCATGCCTTGCAAAATAGTAATTCCAAGCCATAAAAGGCATGACAGAGTGTTCGCCAAAAAGCTGGTGAATGATCCCATTGTCTGTGTGGCCGAGAGCCAAGCAGACCTGTATCGTGAATTTAACCCGGATTGCGAGATTGTCACCCATCCCGATGACATCATTGGTCTTATCCCCAAACGTAATTGGATGGCAAAATATTTCGGGGAGCTGTTCATGCTCGATGATGATGTCCATGCCTGCAAAACTCTTTATGCGGAGAAAGGCGAGTCCGGAAGAGTGAAAGACAAAGACAAGATTACCCGGATTATCCTCTCACTCCATGAAATGGCCAGTCTTATGGATATCCACCTTTTCGGCTTCACCTCACGGATATCACCTGTGATGTATGACGAAACGAGCTTTCTTTCTCTTTCAAAGATGATAACAGGATGCAGTTACGGAATTATCTATAACAAAAATACCTGGTGGAACGAGGAACTGAGACTCAAAGAAGATTTTTGGATAAGCTGTTACATGAAGTATAAGGAACGGCGTGTACTCACAGACCTCAGATATAACTTCGAGCAGAAAAATACATTTGTCAATGCAGGAGGGCTGGCCTCTATCCGCAATCAGGAAGAGGAACGGCGATCCATTCTTTTCATCAAGAAAAACTTTGGTGACAGTATCCTGTTAAAGAGCGCAACCAACAACGGGAAGGACAAGACAAAACAGCTCGTGCAATATAACATAACCTGTAAATTCAAATACTGATAATCAAATGAAAATGGCGATAAAATGGCGAAGATTCTGTTTGCCAAACTTGTCAATTACGACTATCTTTACTAATGTAATAAACAATAAGTCAAACCAAAAAACTAAAAATTATGACTATCAGAACTGTTGGAGGCTATGATTTTTTTGAAGTATCTTCTGCAATGCAGAAAGCGATCAGAAGGGCTGACGCAGCGGTTGCAGGCTTTTTCGCTTTGGAACTGTGGACCAGTGGTTACAGGGATTATGTATGGAAGCGTTTGTTCACCATCTCCGCCGAGGATTGCTATGGAATCGTGACCGGAGAAATAGAAGCATTATGGCAGGGACACGAGGTCGTAAACAAGAAAGCCACAGAACCCAAAGGGCGTATCTTTGTAAGCAAAGCTGTTCTTCTGCTGTGCGAATGCCGGAAGAATCGTGATGCCGACCACTTGCAGAACTTCATTTATGACCGCAAGGATGTCGATATAGAAAAATGGATTGAGGATATCAGACAAAGCCCCATACCCATTCCACCTTATACATTCGATGTGCATACCCGCAAAGGCAAGAAGAAGGGACGCACGAAAGCCGAGTTTTTCCGGGAAGAGTATGAAGCCCTGCAACCGCGTGTTCCCGGCTTGTTCGATGATATAGTTCCCCAAAAACAACAGGATTTGTTTAACGAGACCACGGCGCATTAGTCGTGGTCTTTTCATATAGTCAAACCAAATAACATTGAATTATGAACAGAAAAGAAAGACAAGAAGCGAAAGCTGGCAGGTACAGGGAACTTGCAGAAAAAGCGATGAAAGAATCTAAGGAGGCTTACAGTCAAAGCCATAAGTTAGTGGAGAACATCCCCATGGGACAACCCGTACTTATAGGGCACCATTCAGAAAGTACTCATCGACGAATTCTGGACCGCTCATGGAATACGCTGGGAAAAGCGGTAAAGCTTAGCGAGAAAGCTGAATATTTTGAACAGAAAGCCAAGGCGGCAGAAAATAATGCCTCAATTTACTTGGGAGATGACGATGCCGTAGAACGGCTGGAAGAAAAGCTGGCCACCCTTGGAAAGAAACAGGAAACAATGAAAGCCACCAACAAGATTCTCCGCTCCAAGAAGCTCTCCGAAATTGAGAAACATGATAAACTGAAAGAGTTAGGATATTCCGAAAACGGGATAACACAACTCTTCATTCCCGACTGTTTTGGTGAAATAGGGTTTCCCAGTTATATCATTACCAATAATGGATCTAATATCCGGCGGGTCAAAGAACAGCTTGAGAGAGCTAGAAAAATGAAAATGACAGAGAATAAGGAATACACCATCAATGGTGTAAGTCTGGTTGAAAATTATTCAGAAAACCGCCTGCAACTATTCTTTCCTTCCATTCCGGATGCAGACATACGTAACCAACTGAAGAAAAATGGTTTCAAATGGTCACGCTGTAATGAATGCTGGCAGTCCTATCTGAACCATCGGAATATTGACAGCGCGAAAAAGATTATTTCCGAGTGATAGAACAACCACCCCATAAAACCCAATTTATTAACTCTAAAACGATTAAAGATGAAGATGATTGTAACTGGCAGCGAAGGCTTCATAGGCAAAGCCCTCTGTCAGGAATTGAAAAGACGTGATGTTGAAGTGATCGGAATTGACCGGAAAAACGGCAAGGATGCCGCAAGCATTTGCGACATCCTCAAAAACGGAGATATAGACTGTGTATTCCACCTGGCCGCACAGACTTCCGTATTCAATGGAAACATCCCCCAAATCCGAAAAGACAACATTGACACTTTCATAAATGTCGCTGATGCCTGCAACAGGTATCATGTAAAATTGGTATACGCAAGTTCGTCTGCCGCCCATCCATGCAACACAACCTCCATGTATGGCATATCCAAATACTTCAACGAGCAGTACGCCTCATTCTATTGCAAAGACGCGACAGGCGTCCGGCTTCATAACGTGTACGGTTCCCTCCCACGTAAAAGAACTCTTCTCTGGTTTTTACTCAATAGAGGAAAAGTCAAACTGTACAACTACGGCCGGAATATCCGTTGCTTCACCTACATTGATGACGCGGTACAAGGACTCATCTATGCCTACGGCTCACACAAACGCCTTGTCAATGTGGCGAACATGCAACCTATCACCGTAAAAAGCTTCGCAGAAATTGTGGGATCGTATAAAAGCATTGATATTGAACTGGTGGAGACCACCCGTGAACATGACAATTCTGAACAAGTAGTGGACAGGTACATTTTCTTAGTACCTTTGTCCTACACCTCCGTAGAGAATGGAATCAGAAAGATTTTTGCCGGGCGGAGAAACCAAACGCCCCAAAATTCCAAGGCGGAGGAAGGATAGCGCCCAATGAAATTACTTTTTAAGTTTTAATCCACCTGCAGGAAAAGAAGTCTTAACCCCATCTTTTTTTCTTGCAGGCTTAAATATAAAACCATATGACATCAAAAGAAGACAGACCACTGACACTCAAACAAGAAAATTTCTGCCAATATTATGTAGATATCGAAGGCAATGCAAGCGAAGCCTACCGCATGGCTTACAATGCTTCCAAAATGAAGGCAGAAAGTGTATGGACTGAAGCCAGCCTTCTCTTGTCAAACCCAAAGGTCTCCCAAAGGATAAATCAAATTAAGGAACAACGTGCCAAAGATTCCGCAGTCAGACGTGAGGCGGTTGAGAAGGTTCTCTATGATATTGTAATGGCTGACCCCAAAGACTTATATATACTTGATTCTTCAACAGGCAAAGTAAAATTAAAGCGACCCGACCAAATGCCCAAACGTATCCGGAATGCAATGAAGAAGATAACCAACAAGAAAGGAGAAGTTTCCTATGAGTTCACAGGTAAGACAGAAGCCGCCCGGCTTCTTGGTGCATGGAACGGATGGGATGCCGAAAAGACCATCAATGTAAAAAATGACGGCGATAAGATCGGTGAACTGCGCATCGGTTTTGACGAAAACGACAAATCGGATAAATAGAACAGCACACTAACACTTTTTCTTTATCTGCCCTAGGAGAATCACCTACTTATAGAACAGTATATGGTTATAAATTACAAGAAACTCAATCCTAATTGTTTTCATCTTTTGAAATATTTGCAGGATGCTTCATTACGATTCATCATCCTGTATGGCGGTTCATCATCCGCCAAGTCATTCAGTATAGCTCAGGCTATCCTTATAATGACCTTGCAGGATCCCGAGAACACTAAAGTATTCAGAAAAGTCGGTGCAGCTCTGAAAGATTCCATATATGAAGCATTCAAGGAAGCTTCAAAGACTTTGAATGTCTATCATCTTTTTGACTTTAAGGAAAGGCGCATAGTCTGCAAGTTCAATGGAGCTAAAATTACTTTTTCCGGTCTGGATGATTCCGAAAAGATCAAAGGACTAGAGAATTACAAGCGTGTGTTTCTTGAAGAGTTTTCTGATTTTGAACACGGAGATTTCAAACAGATAAGAAAACGTCTGCGTGGCAAGCACGGCCAGCAAATAATCTGTTCATTTAACCCCATCAAAATTACCCACTGGATTAAGAAAGAGATATTCGACAAGGACAAATGGCATGATATCCCGATGGAAGTAACTTTGGGTGGCAAGAGAATCCCTGAAGAACTTACAACGGTAAAGTCACTAAGAATGAATGAGCCCAAACAGATTATGAATGTCCGGACAAAAGAGATTGTGGAACATCCGGGCGATACTGTCCTCATCCAGTCCACTTATCTGAATAACTTCTGGGTTGTCGGATCTCCGGACGGCACATACGGCTATTACGATGAACAGTGTGTCGCCGACTTCGAGAAAGACCGTATCAACGATCCGGACTACTATAATGTCTATGCACTGGGCGAATGGGGAGTCATACGTACCGGCAGTGAATTTTTCGGCTCGTTCAAAAGAGGACAGCATTCGGGAGAGCGCCCGTATAATCCGAGTCTGCCTGTTCATCTTTCTGTCGATAATAATGTGCTGCCGTTCATCAGTATCAGTTACTGGCAAGTGGATTTCACTACAGGCATAAAGATATGGCAGTTCCATGAAACATGTGCCGAATCCCCGAATAACACAGTGAGGAAATCATCCAAACTGGTCGCCAAATATCTGAAATCAATAAGGTATTGCGACAAGCTGTTTGTCCATGGCGATGCATCCACCAAATCAGCCAACACTTTTGATGATGAGAAACGCTCCTGGATGGACTTGTTCATCGAAACATTAAAGAATGAAGGTTTCGACATAGAAGACAAAGTGGGTGACAGAAATCCGTCCGTTGCCATGACAGGCGAGTTCATCAATGCGATATTCGATTTCCAGATACCCGGCATTGAAATCTGCATTGACGAAAGTTGTACGATATCTCTTGAGGACTATATGAGTGTCCAGAAAGATTCCAATGGTGGCATATTAAAAACAAAAGTGAAAAACTCCACTACCAAGCAGTCGTATGAGGAACACGGGCATTTGTCCGACACGTTCCGATATATTGTCCATGACTTGTGCCACGAAAGTTTTATCGAGTTCAGCAACCGGCGCAAACGGAATTTATACGCAGGTAAAGGAATGCTCGACTTCTTCAATCCGGATACTGTACATAATTATACAGACAGCGTGGTTTATATAATGCCGAATGTGGCTGGAACATTCCTTCTTGTACATACGCGCCGTTGCGGCAACACATGGCATCTGACAGATGCCATGTTTAAAGACACATCATCCGTTGACGAGATAAAAAAGGCCATCATGTGCCATGAAGCAAAGACCCATATATTTGAATGTTCTCCTGTCTATTATCAGATGGTAAAGGAGCTGAGACAAGAGATGAAAGGGGCGGATATCAGAGTGATAAAAGAATATTCCGATGTAGACAAACGCATATCCGCCACATCTGACTTTATAAAGAAAAATCTTCTTCTTTCCCCCAAGAAATTTGAAGAATCACGGGAATACGGCAATTTTGTAACCAACCTGATGGACTACAACGTTGATTGCGAAAATAAGGGAGCCAGTACGGTTCTCAGTGGTTGGGGGCACTACATAATAAAATCGCGTTCCAGCTAAAATAAGTTATAATCAACTTGTATACAAGTTATTACATATCACGTCCTCCCCTCTCCTATTTTCAAGATTGAGGTATTTTGTAAAATGAAAGCTTCTTCTCTTTACATTTGCCGGAAACAGATTCCTATATGACAATTTTAGAAAATATATTTGGAAAGAAGAAGAGCACCGATATTTCCAGCCTTGTAGCTCAGGAAGTTGACAAGATATTCTCCGCCCTGTCAAAAAGAAGATTCAGACTTAGCGAAGACATATACAGCCCATATGTGGCTGATTCCAATTTCCTTACTCTTTTCAACACCGTCGGTGAGATATTCTTCCCTATCGACTTTCTTGCCAGCCGCATTGCTGGGGGTAGGTTCATGCTCAAAAAAGCTTCCGATGATTCGGTCGTATGGAACAACAGGCAGTTCAATGACCTGATAGACCGTCCTAATTGTTTGAATTCATTTCAAGGGATTGTCTACCAACATTTTGTATATAAATATGCTACCGGTAACAGCTATTTGAAATGCGTTGTACCTGAAGCATTTCAAACATTAAAGACCCCAATTTACAAAAAATGCAAAAATTATTGGGTGCTTCCATCAGATAAGGTTACCATCCGATTGAAGAACTATATCCCCTTATTCGGTAATGCCGAGAAAGAAGATATAATTGACTATTACCTGTTACAGTACGGGCTGAACTATGCTGAACAGATCAATCCTAATTTCATTTATCACGATCAGGACGGTAACACAGATTATAGAAATGACAACTTTATAAAAGGTCATTCGCGGCTGTATTCCGTAAAGATGGCCATTGACAATCTCATTCCTGTTTATCAGGCTAGAAATGTGATATACATGAAACGTGGAGCCTTGGGAATATTCGTTTCCGAAAAAAAGGACGAAACGGGTACAGTTGCCATGACCGAAGATGAAAAGAGAAATCTTCGTGAGGAATTCAACGAGAATTACGGCCTTGACAACAGCAGGTTTCCGTATGGATTAAGTGATGTTCCTATGGATTTCATCCGCACCAACCTCAGCATTCAGGAATTACAGCCTTTTGAAGAAACATTGAATGATGCCATCATAATTGCCGGTGTATTTGGTGTTCCGCCGGAACTTGTACCACGCAAGGACCACAGTACATTCAATAATCAGAAATCCGCTGAGAAGGGAGTCTACACCTCCAAGATAATCCCGGCAGCCAGGCGCTACGCCAGTGAACTGACACGTATGTTGGGATATGACCGTGACGGATATTACATTGATGTCGATTTCAGTCACGTGGACTGCCTTCAGGAAGGGCAGAAGGAAAAGGAGGAAGTTTCTAAAATCATATCGGAACGTGCGATGGGCGAATTTCAGAATGGTATCATCACCCTGAATGATTACCGTGCCCGTATCGGGGAAAGCAAAGTTGAAAACTCCCTGTTTGACAAACTTCTGTACGAGATGTCTGACAAGGAGCTTGAGAGAGTAAAGAAAATCTTAAGTATAACTAAAAAATCAAATGACAATGGACAAAGAGTTGAGAAGCCTTCAGTTGAAGACGAAGGCGAATGATGTTGATGAGCAGAAAGGCATTGTTACGATTGCCGTTAATGGTATCGGTATTAAAGATACGCAAGGTGATATCTCTGATAGCGGTTCTTTCAATAAAACGATCAACGAGTTTTTCTTAAAACGTGGCAAACATCTGCTGGACCATGACAAGACAAAACTTATAGGTTGCCCTATTGAAGCGAGGGAAGATAACATGAATCTGGTTATCGTATCCAAAATGAACCTTAACAAACAGATCGGACGGGAAACATTTGAAGATTACAAACTTTATGCTGAATGTGGCAAGACACTGGAGCATTCCATCGGTGTGAAAGCCGTCCGCAGGGATGTGAATGATCCGGCCCATGTCAAAGAATGGTTTCTTGGGGAAGCCTCCACCTTACAAGCATGGGGATCAAACCCTCAGACATTTCTTGTGGATATAAAGAGTGATGACAGTATTGACACACAGCGCGCGAAGCTTACATCATCTCTTGAAATGATAAACAAAGCTCTGAACATGAGATATTCGGATGAGCGGTTAAATGATTTAAGTATGAAGCTGGATCTTATCGAAAAGGCATTGACAGGAAACAGCAATATGGTTACCTGTCCGGAATGCGGTCATACATTCGACTATGACCAACAGGCTGAAACCACGTTCAACAATCAGGTGCTTGACCTTGCCGCCATGTATCAGAGATGGATTGTAGAGGATATTGTCCGAACCGAAATGGATAAACTGAAACCTGAAATCCGTGAGCAGGTTATAGCTGTCCTTGACGCCCATAAAAGCCTTGATGTTGACTTGACAGGCAAAAGCATAGAGGATATCGTAAGCTATGTTCGTTGTCCTCACTGCTGGAGCCGTGTATATAGAACAATGATTTCCAAGATTGCAGATACCAAACCTGAAGCTGCTGTCGCGCCGTCAGATGACACCCGGCAGCCTGCTGATGACAAGGGAAATGAGAAGCACGAAACGAATCTCTCGCTTGCTGCAAAATTGAGTCAATTTATTTAATGTTTAACCCAAAAACGAATTTGAAATGAAGACTTTTTTAAATGTGGGGAAATACCAATCCCTTATTATGTTTGCCATTGTGGCTGTCGTTTGTACAGTATGTGCCTTAAATGGTCCGGAACATGTAACCGGACTTTTGGTTGCAGCACCTGTCTCCCTGATTTCTTTCGCCAAACAGGAAAAGGACATGACCGATGAGGAAAAATCTCTTTTGGGCAGTATCCAGTTGAAATGCAAACAAGTATGTGATGAATTTGCCGAAGGTCTGATGACAAAGGAGGATATTGAGAACAGGTTCAAGGATATCTCCAAGAATATCACAGAACAGTTGAAACATCTTTCCAATTTTGAAGATATTAAAAAGTCCTATGATGAACAGGCTGAAAAGGTGACAGCTCTGGCGGAGGCTTTCGACAAGATCAAGGAAAAAGGCGGTCATATGACTTCCGTCAATGAAGTGGAGAAAGCTGTTGGTGAATTTCTTGACAGTCCTGCATGCCAGGATTATTTTGCGAACCGCACCAAGACATCCGGTTCCATGAATCTTGATTTAAAAGGCATCGTATCCATCACCGAAAGTTCCAATACGCCAAGAAGCAACAACCGCTCGACAGGACGTGTTGTCACCGCAGTCAACGAACAGAAACTGAATCTCCGTGATCTGATGATGGTTGAACAGGGTGATCCATCCGCACTGTCCATCTCATACGAACAGGTCTATGATTTTGACCGCAATGTCATGGTTGTAGCAGAAAACGGTATGTTGGCTGAATCATCATTGAAATTCAAGGAAGAGTTCACGAATGTAAAACGTATCGGTACCCACATGAATCTGTCAAAACGTTTGTTGAAGGCAAAGCAGTATGTAGTATCATTCATCCTCAACCGTCTGCCTTTATGGGTCAAATTCTCCGAGAACTATCAGATTATGTTCGGTGACGGTACCGGGGACAATCTGAAAGGTATCACCCGTTATGAAGGCGTGGATTGTGTTTCCAAATTCATTGCCGGTAATTATGTTACCATCTCTGCCGGTGCCATTGAGTCACTCGAGGCTGCAAACGGCCAGACAATCATAACTCTAGCCGCAGCCAATGACAAGATTATTGACAAGATGAAGGTGACCCTGTCAGGTGCGACAGTAGAGACAGGCTTGAACGATACTTTCGATATTCATAAAATCAATGACCGTAAATTCGCTATTGATTTTGACTATAAGGGAACCGAAACTTCAGTAGCCAAAATGTCCGGAGCCATTAAAAGCGGTATGTTCGGTTCTGTGGAGGACCCGAACATGAAGGATGTCGTGAACGCTATCTTCGCCGTACTTAATTTTGGCCAGTATTCACCTAATGCCTTGGTTCTGCATCCGTCCACAGTCTTCACTATTTCCACCGCCAAGGATACAACCGGCAGAAATCTTGAGTTAATTACCGAAGTGAACGGTCGTAAATATATCGGCAACGTACCTGTTATCGAATGTAACGCCATCGGTGTCGGCAAATACTTTGCCGGTGACCTTTTGAACGGTTGTTCTCTGATAGACTACACCACTCTGGCAATCGAATTCGCAGATGATGTCAACACCAAACTGAAAAACATGACCACAGTCATGATTCAGGAAGAATTGATGATGCCTGTCTACATGCCCTGGGCATTCGCTTATGGTGATCTGGACGATGTATTGGAAGCAATCACTAAATCCGCATAAAGAATATGAAGTACATACTTGAAGGTGACGAAAAGGAACTCGGGCGTGTGCTTCGTGAGCAGCGTATCCGTATAGGTAGAGGGCTGATAAAAGTCACTCCTATCTCCGGTACGCTGGTCCATGAGGACTATGCGTTAAAAGCCATTGAAGCCCAAGTCAAAGAACTGACAGAGACATTGGCCCAGAAAGATGGGCAGATAGAATCACTTACCAGTGAACGAGATTCCCTGAGAGCACGTATGACCAAGATGGAAGCCAGCGGCAGTATGCCTGAAACGGATGAAAAGGAAGTCGATATGAAAGACAGTAAGACACTGAATATCACCGACAGCAATAATCTGCCAGAAGATGATTCCATGTCCATAGATATGGATAATGTCAATCCATCTGTGAACACCAGCGGAAAGAAAACAACTAAAAAGAAGTAGTCATGTCTATGCTTGTTGATGTATCATATTTCATATCCGGTCCCCGGCAGATAAGAAACGCCACTACCGCCAAGATGCCGACCGCTGAAGGACTTTCCGCCAACAATGTCATTTACGGGTATATCCGTTCTTTTCAACGGAAATTCCTGAATGATGTTGTCGGCTTCACGCTTGCCGGTCAGATTACGGATTATCTTGAGATAATTGAAAATGAATCCCCAAAAACAGAGAATGATACTGTTTCTCCTTATGAATATGTGTGCAGGCAGTTACGTGAATCTTTTGCCGATTATGTATTCTATCATATTTTACGTGACATGAATACAGATGCGACTGTTACCGGACTTATACAGTTGAAATCATCCAACAAGCATGTTTCCCCGCTCCAACGTCAGGTAAGCACATGGAATACAATGGTTGAAAGAAACAAACAATTCGTTTGTTGGGCTTCTTCCGATGAATGCCCGTTCAAAGTGAACGTCAACAAGAATCTGTTAACTCCAATAAACAGCTTTAACCTATGACAATGGATATAGTGGATATCTTTCGTGATGTAGTTTCCAAGGCTTCCCGGAATCTTAAGATTCTATGTCCTGACGGCAACGGAGGGTTTCAGGAGGTGGATAATCCGCCATTGAACTATATCTTCGGGAACAGTCAATATATCAAGGATACTCTTGATGTATACAGTCAGTCTGAGCGGCAGTTGCCTTTGAAGTTTCCTCTTGTCGCTTTATTTTGTCCGATAAGTGAGAGACGTGACAGCCGGCATTACTATTCAAAGTCAAAGGTTTCATTAGTTATCGCCTGCCCGTCAACCAAAGATTGGACAAACGAGGAACGCGAGGTAAACTCTTTCAAGAATATCTTGCGCCCGATTTATGGAAGGTTACTTGATGTATTACTCGAAGACAACCGGTTTGACTGGGGAGCGGATGACAAAGTAAGGCATGTTTATTCCGAGAACTATTCTTATGGCAGATACGGTGCAATGACAGCCACCGGACAGGAAGTGAGCGATCCTATTGATGCCATTGATATCAGCTCGATGGAAATAACTATTAATAATCCCAATTGTAGAAGATAATGAAAAAGATTAGAACTTGTGCCGGAACCCATATTAATTCGGGTAGTTCGGCTTGTAAGATTGACTGGTCAAAAGTTAAAGGAGCGATTCTGGTCGAACCGGGAACAAAACTTCCTGATGATGTTACAGCAGAAAAATTGGCAGAGATGTGCCATGCGGACCGCCCCGGCCGGATTTATCCAATCTCCCCGTTTTTCGAATATGCAAAAAACGGCGGAGAGGCCCAGATAAGCGCGGTCGGATATGGTCCCAACCAGTTTAACGGACTCAATGCACAAACGGATACATTCACTCTGGCAGGCTTTGATGAAGTGCTGAACGCACAACTATTGAAAGCAGCAAACAGGGAATGGGACGTCTATTTCTGGAACAAGGACTATATGCTTATCGGGTATAATGACGGTACAGACTTACTTGCAGGTATTCCGATGTCCACTGTTTATCCAACTGTAACCCAATACCCGGCAAGTGGCGCCAAATCAACAATGACAATAAGTTTCTGCCACATGGATATTGAAGACAGCCTGCTGAATTTCGACTTCATCCAATTAGGATTCGATCCCAAGTATTCCCTCAGAGGGCTGATTGGTGTGGAACTTGTCAGCATGACCAGCAATAAATACAAAATTATTGAAAAGATTGGTGCTTATGACCGTACTCCTGAATTTGGACAACTCATAGCAGACAAAGCCGCTGAAGTGCTGGATAATGCAACAACCGCTACTTACGCTGACGGTGTGCTGACCATTACTCCGAAAGATTCCGGAACTCCATCTCTAAAGGCACCTTCCATCCTATTTGAAAACAATATCAAATATATCGAGCAGGTATGAAAATCGAAGGAGTGACATTTGTAGAGAACGCTGTAAAATCCATGACAAAGGAAGAGTTCATTGAAAGACACATTAAAGTATTATGGCAAGACCGCAAAGAGGCATCACGCAAAAAGATGCTCTCTGACACCTACGATAAGATTGTGGGGAAGGAAGCTACGAAAGAAGATTGACAACCCGGCCGGACATCATTGTCCGGCCTTATCTTTAATTTATGGCAAACATATATGAAGTATCAAAAACAATCAATGCCATAGCCGCCGGACTTGAAGAGGAATGTCTGAACTGCATGGATGCAAACAAGAGCATTATCAGAGACTGTATTCAGGAACAGTTATATAGCGGTATGGACGGAACAGACAGATGTCTGAGCCCTACTTATGACAACGATCCTTATTTCAATGAGCCGGGTCCCTGGCAGAATAAGCCTGAAAAGTACAAGCGATGGAAAGAAAAAATCACACCTCCGGTAGTCAGTTTTCTGTTAAACCTGCCCCCGCGCCCTTCTGAGATTCCCAACCTTTTCATTACCGGTACTTTCTATGACAGCATCAGGTTGGAAAGATTGAACAGGAGTATGAGCGTATTTACGGAAGGATTTATAGACGGTCCCGATATCCAAAAGAAATATGGTGACAATATATTCGCTTTAGGCTCTTCCGCAAAGGAATACTTCATCATAATGCACCTCAGACCATGGATTGAGAATTTTTTCAAAGAATGTGGATATAAATAATATTATCATGTCATGCGGTTGTAAGATAAAAAAAGAAATGAGTGAACTTGAACGTGTAAGTGAACTCGCCCGTAAAGCGGCCATGCTGGACGAATGTATTTATGTCATCTACTTGAAAGCTGACGGCAGTTACTCATTTGACCGACTGGGCACAGAGATAAAAGGCACGATTGTAGAATACAGACATTATTTGTAATTATGGCAGAATTAAAGATAACCGATCTTGTTGATGAGAAAGAAATAGAACAGGTAAAACAGCTTGGTCAGGAAATAGAGAAAGTAAAGTCTATTTACGGCGACGCAGCCAAGGAACTGGCTAAAGGATTAAAAATGAATGTCGAAGTTGTCGGTGACTTGGACAAGCTAAACGCTGTCATTATAACCCAGGCTAAAAAAGCTGACGGTGCGACCAATGATTTGAATGCAGCATTAAAAAAACAATCTGAATTGGCTGAGAGAGTTGCCAAAAGCCTCGATGAACAAATCAAGAGTGGCAACTTATCAGCCACACAGATGAAGAAGCTTACCGATGCCAGCAAAAAAAATGCCGAATCATTGGAGAAACTGGCCAAAGCAGAGGCTACAGTTGAAAAGGCTCAAAGAGCCTCGAATACGGCTAAAAAATCTGCCAACGTAACAGAACAGGAGCGTCAAAAGATTATAACTGATGCCATTGCCGCCACTTACAAGGAAATCCATAGCATTCAGGAAGCTAACGACATGAACAGGCTGTTGCGCAAGGCTGTGAAACTTGTACGGGACACGGATGAGGAATATATCCAGACTATCGGACGTCTAAACTCCACCATCGGGGTTAATACTGATTATGTGAAGCGTAATTCTGACCGGTACACCCAGCAGAAAATGACTGTTGGTGATTATACCGAATCCATAAAACGTGCATGGATGGAGATTCAACGAGGTAATTCCGCCATGAAGAACATGGGAATCATTGCTAAAAGTACGGGCAATCTGTTGAAAACAAGCTTCGACAGCGGAATAAGCCAAGTAACAATCGGTGTCGGCAGTATGATCAAAGGAATGCTAGGTGCTCAAGCGGTTATTGCAGGAATTCAAAAGCTGACAGGAGCTATCAGACAAGGAGTTAATACAGCTATTGATTTTGAAGCGGCAAACAGTAAGCTCGCTGCCATATTGGGTACGACCAAAGGAGAGATAAAAGACTTGACAGCAGATGCTAGGCGTTTGGGAGAAGCGACAAAATACACCGCCTCAGAAGCGACCAACCTGCAAATAGAATTATCCAAATTAGGTTTTTCCAAGACAGAGATACTTGATATGACCGAGGGAGTGCTGAAATTTGCCCAGGCTACTGGTGCTGAATTGCCGGAAGCTGCTGCTTTGGCTGGTGCGGCTCTACGTATGTTCGGGGCTGATACGGAAGAAACGGAACGGTACGTATCCGCAATGGCTGTCGCAACAACCAAGAGCGCCCTTTCCTTTTCCTACCTTCAGACAGCAATGCCCATCGTCGGACCTGTTGCCAAGGCCTTCAACTTCACAATAGAAGACACATTGGCCTTATTGGGCAAACTGGCAGACGCAGGATTTGATGCTTCCATGTCGGCTACAGCCACCCGGAATATATTACTGAATTTGGCTGATGGCAGTGGTAAATTAGCACAAGCTCTTGGTGGACCGGTTAAGACATTACCGGAATTGGTTGACGGATTGCAAAGATTAAAAGAACAAGGGATTGATCTGAATTCCACACTAGAAATGACCGATAAACGAAGTGTGGCAGCTTTTAACGCCTTTCTGACCGCATCAGACAAGATCGTTCCTCTCCGTGACCAGATTACAGGAGTGGAAGATGACTTGAATAAAATGGCCGATACTATGGGGAACAATGTACAAGGCGCATTGTATAACTTATCATCAGCCTGGGAATCTTTGATGCTGACTATAATGGACAATACCGGAGCCATGAAGGATTTTATCGACATGGCAACAAATGGCATACGCAAAATAAATGAATGGCTAATGAACGCGGAACAACTTGCGGATAAGCAAGTTGAAACAGCCAAGAGAGCAGCATCCCCTTATGCGGAGGAATCCATAAAATCTGAGATTATTGCCATAAACCGTTTGAAAGATGAATATCTGAAGGCCGGGGATGACGAAACGACAGCATTGGAAAAAGCCAAAAATGAAAGAATTGCCATTTTGGAGCAAGAGTTATCAAAGCAACAGTCCTTAAGGAATAAATTCTATAATGAGAACCAGCAGTTATGGAAAGATATGGGAGATGCTTCATTCTTCAAACAGGCGTTTGGACTGGAAAAGACAAATGCCGAATTCAGCGAGGAACAGACAAAAACCTGGAATGAATATCTGGATAAAGTAACTAAAGTGACTTCTTTGGAAAAACAGATTGCAGATATCAGGAAAATATCAAATTCCACTGATGTAACTATCGGCACCACCCGACTGACAGACGAGGAGAAGAAAGCCCTTGAAAAAGCTGAGAAAGAAAGGTTAGCCATAAAAGAGAAATATCAGCAAAGCGAACTGGCATTGATGGATGAAGGACTTGAAAAACAGATTAAATCCATCAGTCTGAATTATAGCAGGCAAATCGCAGCAATCAGAGGTAACAGTGAGGAGGAAAGCGCTACTAGAAATAACCTTGCTGAAAAGATGGAAAAGGAAATCTCTGATGCTAAAATCAAATTTGCCCTAGACGCTGAAAAAAATAATCTTTCAAACCGTATGGCCATAATACAAAAAGGTACTCAGGAAGAACTAGACCTTAAGATAAAGATGCTTGATCTGGAGCGTGAGGAGGAGATGAACACCGCCGAGAAATCCGGTGAGGATGTCTTTCTTATTGATGAAAAGTATAAGAAAAAAAGACAGGGCCTGTTGGAAGAATTCGCATCCGAACAGATTCTCCAAATTGCTGATAATGCGGCAGCCGAACAGGCTGTGCGTGACAGGCAGTTCCAGACAGATTTATTAAATCTGAAAAGACGCAAAGAAACAGAGAACATGTCTTCCGAGCAATATGCAGAAGAAGAATACCTAATCAAACTTGATTATGTCTGTAAAACTACAGAAGCCGCCATTGATGCCATTGAACAGGAATTGAATGTTGACAACTTAAGCGCAAAAGACCGGAAGAAACTTACCGAGGAATTATGTAAGTTGAAAGCTGATCTGGCTAATAAGGAAGCAGATGCCGAGATTACAGCCATTGAAAAAATTAACAAGGCGGAAGAAAAAGCTTACAAGGAACGCATCAAGAATCTGAAAAAATGGCTTCAGACAGCATCACAGGCTGTCAGTACCATCGGCGATCTGATCGGAACCTTGTATGACGGGCAACTGGATAAGATAGAGGAAGAGTCCGAAGCGAACACTGATGCCCATGACTCGGAAATAGAAAGAATAGAATTGCTAAAGGAGCAGAAAATTATTTCTGAGGAAGAAGCGCAGGCCAGAAAGCGTGCCGCAGAGGACAAGACCCGTAAAAAGGAAGAAGAATTGGAAAAAAGACGTCAGGATATCCAATATAAACAGGCTGTTTGGGATAAAGCTGCAAATATCGCCAATGCTAGCATAGCAACAGCACTAGCAATAACCGAAGCACTACCTAATTTTGTACTGGCTGCATTAGTCGGAGCCATGGGCGCTGTACAAGTCGCCACTATCATGGCAACTCCGATTCCCAAATATGCCAAAGGAACTGACAACCATACAGGAGGTCCTGCCATTGTCGGCGATGGCGGCAAGAAAGAAATTGTCGTCTACAGTGGCAAAGCATGGATAACACCTGATGTTCCTACGCTTGTAGACCTTCCCCGTGGAACCCAAGTACTCCCCGATGCCAGCCTATACCATCTGTCCTCCGTTGACTTTCTCAATATCAGCCAGCAACACGTTGGAAAAACAGAGAACAATATTGTGGTCAACAACGATTACTCCTCCTTAAACCATGAATTGAAAGGAATGCGTAGTGATATGCGTAAGATGGCAAAGCAGCAGCATCGTGATACCTATGATTTTAATTATGAACTTTATAAAAGAACCAGATTATGATTGAGAGATTGAACCAGCTGTCACTGGCACAATTCATTGAATTGTCCTGTGGTGACAATTCTGTGTTGCTTGAAGAAAATGAGAATGCCTCTGAGAAAGAAATGAAACAACTTGCATCCCGGTTCATCCTTGAATACAGGACACTCATGAATCCAACTGGTGTAAAAGCCATAATGGCTGAGAAAGAAAATGCCTTGAAGATTGACGCCCGGATCTTCCTGTTAAAACTATGCAAATCGCTTTGTATTCTTGAAGGATACGAACAGGTGAGGGAAGCTCTAAAAGAGAGCCTCCCTGCTAACCTGACGGATGACCGACTCAAAAAGGCCGTTGAGAATATGTTACATGAGGCTGAATTCTATAAAAAAAGAACAGAGGATATGGCTGTAGCAGATAACCCTGCCATAAATGAAAATGCGATCCGTGCCTCCTTTGATTCTGAAATAGCGTTTGTCATGACTTATTTTAAAATGCAAATTGACATACATACAATAAATGCCGCTGTTTACGCTAACATAGTCCAGCGCGCCAACACTGAAATAAGATTAAGAACAAGGAGCAGATAAAACTCCTTATTCTTTTTATTTCCACCCGCTTTTTTAAATACGTATCGAATTTTCGGACAGACAGTTAGTAACTATTCTTGAAATTACAAACAACTTACTTATGAATAATAAAAGAATAGTTAATGCCCTGGCTGCTCTCATATTGCCGGGTCTGGATCGTTTGGATCAGAAATGCAACAGGATTATTTCCGAGTTATCAGAATTGAAAAGCACCCTCCGCCACTCTGAAAGGAATATTGACACGCTTATCGACAAACTGGAAAATTCCGCAAGTGAATTATTGAAACAGGCGCAGATGTATCATCTTGAGCTTGAAAAGAACCTGAGTGAGGAATCATCATTATTCACCCTTAAAATTGTGAAAAAATGACTGATTTCAATCGTGAGATAGCAGATTTGTATCCATGGCTTTTCAAAATAGCAAGAAGATACTGTTCATCCGTATGCGATATCGAGGATCTTGTCGGTGACACCATCTATAAGGTTTTAAGCAATAAAGAAAAATTCAAGGAGGGCAGGGCTCTGAAACCCTGGTGTGAGGTTATCATGCTGAACACCTATATCACCGCCTATAATCGAAGATCACTAATCCGATTTGTGGGGTGTGACAACATTAAAGAGATATTCTCCCATAATCAAGCCTCTGATGACTTGATGGTACATGACATTCAGGCTGCAATAAGGAGATGCCATAACAGAACCTGCTGTATGGACTGTGTGGTTTACTACGCACACGGATATTCATACAAAGAAATAGGCAAAATGGTCGGAATACCAGTAAATACCGTAAGAAGCCGTATCTCTTACGGTCGGGAACTGCTGAGGAACGAACTGGATTTAACCGTTAAATAGAGTTCGTACATTTTAAATGGAAGAGTTCCTGTTTGTAAAACTTGTTTATTATGATTATCTTTATAGTACAATAAAAAACAACAAGTCAAACCAAAAACAGAACTTATGGAAACAAGAACAAATTTCAGAGTGAGGGTAATGAAGTATGCACACCAGTTATTAAAAGCTACAGGAAAGAGCTGGAGATATTGTATGCTCAAGGCATGGGAACTCTACAGGCTGGCTAAGAAAATGAGAACTGAAACAGTCAGATTCGCTTATGAAAAGACAGACGGATCCATCAGATACGCCGAAGGCACTTTGATGAATCTCCCTGCCGGCGCTACCGTAAGAGGTAAAAGAATAACGAAACCCAGCTATAAGACATTCGCTTATTTTGATGCCCGAAAGAACGAAATGAGATGCTTCAGAATAGAGAATCTGATTACAGTCTATTAAGACTGAATAAAATTGCATTCCATTCCGCTAGAACAATACCACACTGATTATCAATACATTAATTTACAGTCATACTTTCCAAGAATTTCCAAGATTAAAGCCAGCCGGAGTATCGGCCGGCTTTTTCTCTATATTTGCCCGAAAGTAAAACTATGATTGTATGATTTGCAAATATTATCTGATGATTGGTTCCAATACGGTCGATACAGCTGATAACAGTTGTATCGACGTATCACGCATGATTGCCAATATCAGTGATATAAAGACCACATACACCCGTGTGGATTTGGGGGGTGTTGTCCGTAAATGTGGCAGTACGATGGAATTCGTTGAGGAAGCCAGAGAGCGGTTCATTTCATTATATAACAAGGACAAATTAAAATCACTGGCCTCCTTTGCCGTTTATGGCATCAGCAATAACTGGACCTACAACAAACTTTTTGAATGTCCCCATGACTTCTCCACATTCAAATATGATTCATACCGGGCAAGAATAGGCTGTATAGATAACTCCGCCGCCGCATTGATAAAGGCGAATAAAGGTACAATATATGAGTATCCTGTATCTGAGATGCGTGAAAACATTCCTTTGAATTATGATGGTGTGCGTATCCGTAATGAGGTTTCCTTCCAAATTATCGGGGAAACCGTGGAAGACAAGGAATATATGGAAAAATTTATCCCTAAAGATGCGTGGTGGTGGATTCCGTATGTAAATTATACCGTTACCAATGAAGTGAACAACCGTTCTTTTGTCACAGTGGACCAGGAAGAAACCTTCTTGAAATCCGGAACAGATTGCGGATGGGGATTTCCTGCAAACTCATGCACCTCATCTTTTTTTCTGGAATGCATCGAAGATAATTATGTGACAGTAGATTTTTCCAACTTTTACATAGAATCTAAAAAATTCGGTCATGTACTATGTAAAATAACCACATCAGGCAATATACAGCTTCTGACATGCGGTTACTCAAATCTTCTGGGTCTTGATGCGAATACGAACACAAGCGCAGTCAAATGGAGCGGGAAGATGCTTGCCGGTGAGAGATTGCAATACGCTATATTCAACCATCAGCGTATGTCCGTTCAAGATGGAAGAACGGTCAGGATTCATAATAATACCGGTATCACATCATGGAATGACTTGGGCGATCCTGTCAATATTGATGTGATATCACCCTTGAAATTGCTCAGCCGCCTACTGGAGTCCATTAGCGCCAACAGCGAACGTATTTATTGCAGCATCAAACCGACCATCCGCACATATATATCAAACGCCTTTACAGAAAAGGACAACTGGCGGTTGAACGGTTCCCGTCTTGTGGCAGCCGAAAGCATACGAAACTTTGAGAAAGCGAAAATTTATTCCTCCTTCAGCAAGTTCTGTGAATGGATGGAAACCGTATTCGGATATGTTTATACCATTGAAATGAAAAGCCGGCCCAATACCGACCTGCCCTATGCGGACATACTAAACAATAGTCATGATTTTGAAGGATTTACCACATACAAAGCAAATATTACATCCATAACAGATAATTTCACCCTACATTTCTCAACCACAGCCGGTTACTTCCTAGCCATTGTGTATGCTTCCATCACTCTTGACCGTTCCCCCAATTTCCCCGGTTATGAAAGATATCAGGTTTACGACAATGCCAACAAATCATATAAAGTGCACGAAGACAGATACTATCATGATACAGTGGATGATATGTATTATCATGCAGTTTATGATGACGGTTCAAAAAAGACCTCGTTACTCGAATGCCAACTTTATGATATCGGACTATCCGACTATGAGGGTGTACAGACTTTCGGAGGGACAATAATCTCCGTTGAGACTGACTCCGGTTCATTCACAGGTCCAGTGGATGAATCCAACATCCTGTATGTACGTAGAAGCAAACAATTCATGTATTCGGACAATGACAAATATTACAGTTCTTTCACCGGTTCATCCAATTATAACATTGCGGACCGCGCCAGAACGGATATGGTATTTTTTACAAATGAGCAATATTATGTGATTGTCGGTACCAGCCTTATGAAATGCACTTTGAAGGAAAACGTGAATGAGGGTGAGAAGGTTCCTTATGTCGTATTCAAGCATCGTGATGAGGTTTTCGGAAGTACCAATCTGAAAACCATACACTCCATATCAGAGCCTGAATACTCCGTTGACAGCAGCCGGATTTATTCCGAAATTGAAATTGGCTATGAGAAACAGGATTATGATCTTGGAAACAATGGCAATGATGAGTTCAATTTCAGCACCACCTATACAACAGGTGTAACACTGAACAACAGCAAACTGTCGCTTATATCCCCATACCGTGCCGATTGTTACGGATTTGAAGAGCTCATAGGGAAACGGGGTGAGGAAACAAGCAGTTCTGACAGCGACAAACAGGTGTTTGCCGTAAAATGCATCAACAACGGGGGAAAATATATTGTAGACCGAACCATTATGGTTGAGGGTGCCTATACCAACAGCGTATTCAATGCACCGCTGGCTCCTGTCTATATGATTGAGGCGAACAAACGTTATCTGGCTTCCTTCACCAGCCTGTTAAAGTTCGCATCAACTGAAGGTAATGCCGGCATCAAACTGGATGGCAGGGCTGTGAATACAGACATCTCCTTGGATGACCCGCTATTCGGTCCTGGAAATATCAAATTTTCCACAGACAGCTTCATTTTTCCGGAAGATTGGAACAATACGATTGTACAGATAGAATGGAACGGAATGATTTTCAAGGGGAATCTCATGTCTCTGGATGTCAAGCCGCAAGAAACCGAAGCACTTAAATATGAATTGATAGAGATAGTGTAAATTATGTATATAGTAAGTCCGTTCACTCCTATTTTTTTCAAGCCTTCTACAGATATGTGCAGGGCTTCCGGCAAATATATGCAAATATTCGCCCCGTCTGATGAAGTCATGATACAGGTTATAACACGCTCCGAATCACGACCGATTACAGGCAAGGTAATCAACATAGTAACCGGTCATGAAACAGTCATTGACTGGCAAATATGGAGCATGAACCATACTGATAAGATTTATTATCATGTTCTGACCGCACTGGCTGAAGGATGTTACCGCATTGATATCAACGGGATGGTTTCCGAACCTTTCCGTATCACGTCTGACACGTCTGAATTATCCCGAACCACCCTTATACAGTATTCGATGAAGGACAACCGACAAAGACAGGATGCTGTCTTTTGGATTTCCGACACTCAGTATTTCTTTGACTGGCGTGCTCCCGGCGGTTTCATGGATGACAACTGGGTATTCGGTGTGAATAATGAACAGTTCACCACATATGATAACAATCTGTCTGAAATTTACGCATTGGAAACTACCCAGAAGACATTCACGCTTGGTAACGCCCAAGGATGTCCCGTATGGTTCGGAGAGTTACTGAACAGAATCCTCTGCTGTACTTATGTCTATTTTGAAGGGGAACGCTTTATACGGGCTGATGCCAATGTCCCTGAAATGAGCCAGCCTATTGAGGGTTATAAGAGCTATATCTTCAAACAGATACTGCAGGATATAAAGATTGTGGACTATACAGAAAGCGAGAACCTGATAAAGATACGTCGGGTTGATGACAAAAGTTTTAGAAAAGTTGCCAATAAAATATTGACTGTATGACGGAACTTGAATTACAGGAACTCACCGATAAGATCATAGCTAAGCTAAAAGCTGACAGCCTTACTATAGACCAGTTGACACAAACCAATGTGTTAACCGGCATGGATTTTCTAGAACTGAACAGCGGGCGCAAAGTTTCATTAGATGATTTACGCAAGTTCATCCGTGGCTATGGCATTTATCTTGAGATTATTTCCAAACTGGATAATGAAACAATCCCCACCGACAACAATGTATTCTCATCTCTTCGTGTCCTGTTTGAAATCTCTAAAGCGCTTGAAGAACTTAAAAAAATATACCTACGTAAGGATCAAGCGGACGGAACAAATTTCTTATTGAAGTTCGGCAATTTCATCGACTCCATGATTGCCGGTAAAGGTGCCGGTATCTATCCTGACGGGCGCGGTCAGTTCGAGCGTCTTGAGGTACGCGGCTCCGCAGTGTTCAAGGAAATCATCTATAACCGTCTGAACGCACAGGAAGGCGACACCTCATATTCCGAGAACGGAGTCATTGAGTCCGTGGCTTTAGAGAGCGACGGAACTTATACCCTGAAATTGCGCAAACGCTGGGAGAATGACTTCACCGCATTCCAGGAGGGTGATATAGTGTACGGGATTGTAAACAACCTCTTTTCAACGGGGGAGTATTACGCCTCGTGGATGCGCGTGCTGTCCAAGAATGTCCCGGCCAACTCCATCTCGGTGTTGTCATACCCGGACAGTGAGGTGCCGGGCGGTAAAAACTATCCTCCCACAGAGTTGACGATCATTACCAGAAGAGGAAACGCCTTCAATGAGGACAGGCAAAGCTACTGGTATTTGTCCGCCACCACGGATAAATGTCTTGTCTGGCTGGAAGGAGTAACGAAGCCTGTCTTGGAACAGAACAACTATTACATGATATTGGGGCGTTTGCCCAATTTGGATTTGTTTGACAATCTCCCCGTCAACTATAAGCACTCGTACATATTCGCCCGTGCCGGCATCTTCGGTGAGCTTTACCGGGTGGACTGGCAGGGACTGCCCGTACAGGAACTGGTGGACCGTGGCTTTTGGTCGGCCGAAGTCGCGTCCTCTGACAATCCTTACACCAATACGCAGGAGCGGGCGGACACGGTTTGGCACTACGGCTGCAAATGGAAGTGCCTGATGACGGGAACAGCCGACGAACCGCAATATGCGGCGGCCGGATGGGCGATGCTGGAAGGGAACCCGGAATTTACGATAGAGATCGGCAGCACAAAGGGGTGGTATTTTGATATCGAGACTTTTTCCACAACGCTATATATTACCGGCAAGCTGTACAACCGTGACGTGACAGATCATATACTTGACGCTGATGTGAGCTGGACGCGTGATACCGGGAATGTATCAGAAGATAACGCATGGGCGGTGAAGCGTGCCGGCGCCGGGAAAAATCTTCCTCTGACGATAGATGATCTTGGACCGAATTATACCAACATGCGGGTGTGTACGTTTAAAGCACAGGCGTTATTGCGTGACGGGCAGCAGTTTGAAGTGGCGGAGAATTTTGTAACATTTTAAAAATATAAGATTATGGGTAAAGTATTAGTAAAAAAAGTAAGGTTTGTGCAAAAAGAAAGTTCTCCCCAAGAGTGCTGCAACACTTCGGAGAGAACATTCAGTGAAAGAATTTGTACAATTAGATTTTCAAGAAGAGAGTCTTGCCTCAAATTAAAGTGTGCTACATAGCGACACTTGGGGCATATATTGACGATTACAGGTATATAAGACGCCTTATCGGAGTCTGCCTTTACCTCACAAAAATCATGATTAATAGGAACAATGGCAACAAAGCAACGAAAAATAGAAATCAACTACCGGCTGTTACAAACCAGTTGTAACATCGAGGTGGTGGGCAGCGTGCCGGACATGCAGGTCTACCAGGCTGACAAAGCTGAATACACTCCGGACTATACGCTGACACCGCTGGTCCTGTTTCCGCGGTGCAACGCCACCGATCCGGAAGCGGTGACTAAAATCGGGGCGGTCAACTCCAGGCTGACCAACATGAAGTGGTACGAGCGCATCGGAACCACACGCACACTTATCACATCGACAAACACAGGCTACAGCATTACGGAGTCCGGTGACAGCAAGGGACAGATCACAATGAAAAAAAATGTCACCGTCCTAAAACCCGTCACGCTGGAGTTTTACGCGGAATATGCCGACACACGTACCGGACAGCTGTTTACTTTTCAGATGAGCCGTCTTGTCCGCGCGGTTGACGGTACGGATGCGATCCCCGTATTGACGATAGACAGCCCGTCCACGCTGGACTGGAACCCGGTGCGTGACATCACCGCACAGACCATCACGGCTAAACTGATGGTAGGCGACACGGACGTGACGGCTACGGGCAAATGCAAGTTCTTCTGGTACCGTCTGTTGTCTACGGGAGCGCTGGAGGCGATAACCACAGGAGCGGGTGACAACGACTGGGAGTTTGTATCACTGAACAAGAATGTATATAAGATTGACCGCAATTATATAGGTGATGACATCACGATTGTCTGCAAGGCCACCTATGCGGCTTCCGGGACTCCGGCATCAACCCCGGGCACATCGGACCCGGCAGTCTCTACGGTGATACGCCGCAGGATTCCGAAGATTGAAGCCGACTGGGAGGGCGTACCTACGGGTGTTCCGGATGGGACTTACGCCATCTTTCCCAGACCCGTCATTCGGGATACCATGGGGGTTATCCCGAATCCATCCGCCATGTTTAACTGCCACTGGTACGTCAAGAAGAGCGGAGATGCCGGATATGCCAAGGTTGCCGACGGATACTCTCCCAGGATACCTTTCAGCAACGGCATGATGTTAAAGCTGGAGGTGGAGGACAGAGGCCCTTACGTGGCGCTGACACAAGGCGGCAAGGTGCTCACACAGGGGGGCAAGGCGGTAGTAGTAAGAAAATTTGGATAACATTAAAAACAATAGTAGTATGGCATTTTACATTAAAGTAACGAAGGAGGTTGCCGACCGGTTGCATCTGACCGATATCCGCAACAGGACAGCGGATGGCAATGTATTATTGTGGCAGGCGGACGTGGCACGTTTCCCCGGCGACACGGTATTTGACAGGGCCAGGGAAGCGGGCGGCATCTGCCTGACCCCGCAGGCGGCGAAAGAAGAGATAGACGGTACGGACCATCCCGTCGAAGTATTCACACCTGCCTCTTGGGGGGAGGACAACACCGAAAGCTCCGAAGGCACGGATAGTACGGAAACGACCGGGGAAGGAGGAGCGTCATGAGTTTGGCCAGCGCGACCGGACAGGTCATATTTTCGCAAAAGGGCGGCGTATACATGCCTGCCATCCAGTGTAACCAGGGAGATCTGTATCAGGAGTATATGGGCGAAGCGTCCGCGCCGACGAACATCGCACCGGATTTCGCTTCGCTCAAGCCCGTCTTGTCCTTCATTCTCACCTCTTCGCGGGTGGCGGAAGGGCTGGTGGTTCCTTCCTCCATGAAATGGTATTTCAATGATGTCGAGATCAAGTTCTCGGGCAATGTTTCCACCAACACGTTTGGCGGTGAGACGGGACATTTCAAGTTTATCCCTTACCAGCCCGGTACGACGGATTACTACGGATTGCAGATCGTCAAGAATCTGGTCAAGGCGAGCGGAGCGGCCTCTTGTACCATCAAGGGTGAAGCCACCGTGACCGTTGGGAATACCAGCGACACCGTCCAGTTCGTCTATAGCATCCCCATCACCAAGGGGGTCGGAAACCAAAAGCATGTGACGATCATTGCCGGTGACAACAAGTATTTTACCCTTCGGGACAAAGGGCAGAGCTGCATTCTGAAAGCCGTAGCGCGCATGGGCAGTGACGAGATCACTACCGGACTGGCGTACAAGTGGTACAACCAGGTCAACGGTGCGTGGAGCGTGCTGAGCGGAAAGACCACACAGACATTGTCCGTCACCAACGATATGGTTGACACGACAGGTGTGTTCAGAGTGGAGGTGTACCAGGGCGGCAAGCTCATCGGTCAGGACACGCAGTCCGTAATGGATGCGTCCGATCCGTTTGATTTGATCCTGAATCCCACGCCCGAGGACGAGACCATCCGGGAAAGTGGTGACACGGTGGTCTATAAGCCCATTCTGGTCAAGCGTGGGAGTACCACCAAGTACAAGGACATGACTTTCTATTTCGTGTTCATGGACAGTGCAGGAGTAGTCCTTAACCCGTCTACTTCCGGTACAGCAGCCACTTCCGGCACGTGTACTTGGGACATGTGCCAGCAGGCAGGAGGCAACGTGGCATGGACCATCACAACCAAGGAATAAGGAGGTGATATGCCGTTGGTGACTAGAACCGGACAGGTCAGTTTTGCTCCAAAAGGTGACAAGGGAGATAAGGGAGCGCGCATGCGTATGCGTGTATGGGGGGCGTCTGTGTCTTACCTGGAGGGCAAGCAAGGGCAGCAGTTTTACGACATTGTACTTTATGACAACCTGCTGTACCTGTGCATCCGTTCGCATACGTCGGTTTCGACGGAAAACCCCAAACAGAATGTGGCTTCGGGAAAAATAAAATACTGGGAGGTAGCACAGAGCTGGACTTTTATCGCCACCAAGCTGTTGTTGACCGAGAAGATCAAGGCGTCCATGATTGATGCGGACGGTATCATGGCGGTCAATGTGGACATCAGCGGAAAAATCACGGCGGATAGCGGACGTATCGGTCCGTTTTCCATAGATTCCGGCATGTTGTCCTCAAAAACTCTTTATAAGGATACAACAGATACTTATGTTGGTTTCAATCTGTCTGCCGGACAAATTGAGTTTTATAACGAAAGGACATTTGCACGTGTGAAAATCGGGGGAAACACGCAGTTTGTCACCATTGAAGGAATTGCGTATGATGCCGGAATTGACATACAGAGTCCGAATCCCATGATCGGGATGCACATCAAGACTCCGAGCATTCCTCTGTTCGTGGAGGGGGGTAACATTTTCCTTCATCCGAACAATGACAGTTATGTGTCTCTTCATGGCATAGTGGGGAACTGGAGGAACATATCCGACAGCACTTCCCTGAATAACAATGATGACAATGTGATGTTTATTAATACGGGTAATATAGAAGTGACACTTCCTCCGGATGTTCCGGGACATACCATATACTTCAAACGTATGAGCGGCGGGGTAAGACTGACAGGCGGGCGCATCCTGCCTGCCCCCGGAGGAAAAGAGATGTCCTCCATTGATCTGGATTATGCGTCCGGATTCGTTAAATGTATGGGTAATTATTGGGTTATGTTTTATTGCGGATAACAGTATTTAATTAAGAATATTATGAAAGTTGATTTTACAAAATTTCCCCTGTTCACGGGGATAGACAGACAGGATATGGTGATAGCGGATATCCGTAAGGATATTGCTGACGGCATTTACAGGAACGTGCCCGGTCTTCCGGCGCACGTGCTTGCGGAGAAGATCTATCGGAACGAGCTTGTGGAGCTTGCCGATGACGAGATTCATATACTTGACCTCTACACTTCCGCTTCGGTGGGGCAGCTCGCCGACTCATGGCAGGATTATAAGAAAAACAATTTGGAAACTGGTAAATAAAAAATATTATGGAAAAGATGGAATTAAGTGAGGCGTTGAAAGCCAATGCCTCAGTACTGGAAGAACTGGTGTTTAAATATACATTAATATCCCTGCTGTCAGAACTGGATGGCTTGTTATGGAACAACACTTCTCCCGGCAGCATATATACTTTTAACTCCACATCGGACTATGACTCAAAAAAGCATCCGTTTGGAGCAGCAGGAACAGTAGAGGTCAAACGTTTTGGCGGCAGTTCCACTATTCAAATTCTCTATGACATCAACAATCATGTTTTTTTGCGGAGGAAAGTAGGGGAAGAAGCTTGGAACGCATGGACACAGGTATAATTGTACACCAAGAATCCCAAAAACTAATATTACCATTTACAGGAAACTGACATAGAGACAGTTTCCTGTATAGTATTTATGGATTATAAACTGATGATGTATAAACATACCATGGATTCCATACTCCACTTGTGCTTCTATATCTATGGTAAATCTTATTCCTAACAGAAAACATGACTTGAAATATTCCTCCTGATGGAGTCACTCCACATATAAGCATTCCATGATCATTAGGACCTACACCACTCGCATCAGGTTGTCCTAAAACGCATACTCCCCGCTCAATAAAACCATCTAAATTTTCATTTGTTGCTAACTTGTATCCACGATAAGGAAAACCAATCAGTTCTTCCAGGCATGAACCAATTGGAATTTTTCGTTAAAAAGATTTCCAATCAGTCCATAAGTTATCTGTATTTGAGTTTTTAACTCTATATTTAGCTCCTGTTGCATTATATAGTTTTTGTACGACCCCACCCGCACCATCGAAGGCATTAAATACGACCAAGGTTCCCCATACACCTTGTTTCGGCTTAACTTTATAAATCCCCATTTCTATTACAGTATCCAACGCACCCGTTTCGTCATAAGATGTTACGTTGACATCGCCTCTGAACATAAATGGAAATAGTTTCAAACTTGTGAATAGTCCTTCCAGAAGTGCAAACAGATAAATTTTATGTCAAAGAAACCGTCTTCCAGGTTCCCCAAGCACCATTCCACCATTTTATTCTAAACACTAAAAAACCACCATAGTTATTAGTCCTAAATTGTACTGTTGACTGTCCCAGATTGTGACTGAAAACAAGAAGCGTTTGATCATTGTATGAAGTGCCTTTTATTGCATATACTCCAGGCTCATACACTTTATCAATATCGTCTTCAGTTTCTAACTGGATATACCCTTTTCCTTTAAATATAGTACTACTGCTAACTCCTAACAGTCCTTCCAGAAAGATTTGTACCAATGACCTTTGTATTACAATATTATTTTAAATGTTTGTTGTATGTTGGTCTGTCTATAGTTTATTCTGTGCATTTTTTATGCATAAGATTTTTCTTAAAAATATTTGTTATAACTTTGCTATCACAAATAACTGAATGTGTTTTTATTTTTTGATTCATTAAGCTTGGATGTTGTAAGGCATCTTGCTAGCAAAGCAGTTTGTATTGAAAAAGGCAGGATTGGTAAATCCCGCCTTTTTTATGTTCTTTATTCAAAGAGACGCAAAATATATTATTTCAGTATTTCACCTTTTTCATTGAAGAACACCGTACTTTCAGTTCCTTCCTTGTCTGTCAGAACAACCTGATAGGTCTTACTGCCATCCTCTGCCGCTTCCACCGCCGCTTCCTTGACGGTTGATTCCGCAAAATTTTTGGCGATTGCTTCCGTTACCGCTGCCGGAAGATCTTTCACTTCAATAGGGGTGAAGTCATTTACTGCCATGACTGTTTCAACACCTGAGGTCAAATTTTCGGCAAATGCCACTGTTGTTCCTAATCCCATTACCAATGCTACTGCAACAAAAAATTTTTTCATAATCTTATATTTTTAATGGTTATTGTTTTACGATAATGATATGACAATTTTTATGCCAAAAGAATAATTAACCTGATTATCAGCCGGTTAACATTCTGCTAATTATATGTGAAATGGAAAAATTCCTCATATAGTGTGGGATGATGTGGAAATGTTCCACATTGATACCTTTCTTCCATTAATCTTTTCGCACCTTTGCGGAAAAATGGATAAAATCAGATACCGTCTTGTATATAACCGCCAGAACACATTTAACAGGCAGGGCACGGCTCTTGTACAGGTTGAAGCCTATTTGAACCAAAGGAAAATCTACCTGAAGACCAATGTTTACCTCAAACCGGAGTGCTGGAGCCGTGAGGGGGCACAAGTCATTAACCACCCCCAATCTAACGAACTCAACGCAATGCTCTATGAATACATCCTGTATCTGCAAGGCATAGAATTGGGGTATTGGAAGCGCGGAATACCTGCCACACTCTCACTACTGAAGGATGCTGTCAAGAAGAAAAGTGCCGTGAATATCAGCTTCTCCACTTTCGCCAAATCAGCCATTGACAATTCGGACAAGAAACAGTCCACCAAGGACAACCTGCACTCGACACTGGCAGTCCTGAATGACTTCCGTTCCGGATTGGACTTCAAGGATATTACCTATACATTCCTTCGTGATTTTGAGCAATATTTAAGGGAAAAGGGCAATGCGGTCAATACGATAGCCAAGCACATGAGACAGCTCCGTACCTTGGTCAATGAGGCAATCAACCAGGGATATATGCACGCGGACGCTTATCCGTTCAGAAAGTACAAAATCAAACAGGAGAAAGGCAGACATGAGTTTCTTACCCCGGACGAGCTGAAGAAACTGGAAACGGTCGAGGTGGAAGAGGAATCCATGCGCCATGTGCTCGATGCCTTCCTGTTCTGCTGTTATACCGGATTGCGCTATTCTGACTTTTGCCAGCTCACACCTGAGAATTTCATTAGAGTAAACGGCAAACGGTGGCTGTACTTCAAATCCGTCAAGACAGGAGTGGAAATCCGTCTGCCGTTACATCTGCTGTTTGAAAGCAGGGCATTGGGCATTCTTGACCGTTATTCGGATATCGGAAGTTTTGCCGCTTTGCCTTGTAACTCGGAAGTGAATAAGCAGCTTCGAAAGCTGGCCGGATTGTGTGGTATCAAAAAACGGATAACCTACCATGTGAGCCGTCATACCTGTGCCACCCTGCTGGTTCATCAGGGAGTTGCGATTACAACAGTCCAGAAGCTGCTCGGACATACTTCCGTAAAGACCACACAGATTTATTCTGAAGTACTTTCCAGCACCATTGTGCGTGACTTGAAAAATGTTCAAAGGAAAAAAGTAAAGATGTTTCCTGATAAAGGCTTGAGGACATCTGATTTTATAGACAACCGATAGATTCCATGAATCCTATTTGTTTTCTATTAATATTGTGACTCTTTAAATTTTTCGGATAATCGAAATATTGCTCCTGATTATTTTTTTCAATATGGATTGAATATGGAATAGTTTTCACTATCTTTGCAGTGTAACCAGGAGCTTGATGGCAATAAATATTGTCATCGGGCTCTTTTTTTATTGTCTATCTGTTAAAGTAATGAAATCCCCCGTCAAACTGTGAAGCCAGACGGGGGGAGTTAAGTCCAATACTAGTTTTGAAAGAATCAGGTCAACAAAGTCTTGACAAAGATAGTGAAATATGAATAGTAAGCAATATGGATATGGATTTATTTTGCATATATATAAAAATCCCGGCAATCTTCTCAGACAACCGGGATAATCAAATCATACTGACTAATGATAACAGGACAGTAAGATTAAACAATTTGGTAAATATAGATCCACATTTTCTTTATAGGACTTTCAATATGGCGGAAGGATCATGGATGAACCGTCACAGTCCTAAAAGACAATTAACAAAAATAGTAAAACAAACCATATTGACAATACATTTTTTGGAAAAACTGCCAGCTTTCTCAAAAAAGACATGGCAGCTAAAGAATAAAGAAACAGGATGAATAATTTATCATATAACAATTAAACGGTGAATGTGATGGAGATAGATATTGCAAACATTATTAGTGCTGCCGGAACATTGCTGGCAGCTTATTTCGCCTATAATCAGTATACTAAAAACAAACTGACTGATTTAAAAGTGGAATATTTTAAAAAAGAGGAGGAAAGAAGAAGTTACCACCGCAGTGAGAACTCCGCCAAGGTGTTCGGTGAGCTGTGGCGTGTACTTTATGAAACGAAAGCAGACAGGGTATATATCGTACAACCCCATCCTTTGGGGCATATAGCTTTTCTTTCGGTGCAGTTCGAGGTAAAACGAAAAGGTATAGCCGGAATGCGTGAAAACATCCAATCACTTCCCATGAGTGAAGTAGCCGTTTTTGCAGAAAATCTCGCAAAGAATCTTTTCATGTTCTACTCAGATATTGATAACCAGGTTAAGGATAAGGTTGCCAAATCTCTATTATCAACAAATGGATGCAACAGCGTGGCTATTAAACGGCTTAATTCATCTCAAGATTGGGTTGGAAATATCTTTTGTGAGTTTACAGATGAAACGGATTTGAATGAAGATGAACTTCATAAGGTCTTGCATGAAGCAGCGGTTAACATACAATATATCCTGCCGGAATTCAAAGAAAATAAAATCGAATAATTATAATTAATGAGTAGTATGGCTGACGTAAGAAAACTTGCACCGTTTATTCTGAAATGGGAAGGCGGTTTTGTAAATGACCCTGACGATTTGGGAGGGGCTACCAATATGGGGGTGACTATCGGAACCTATGAGGCATATTGCCGAAAGAAAGGATATTCCAAGCCTACAGTTGAAAGATTGAAAAATCTCACAAAAGAGGAATGGACGGAAATCTTGAAAAACATGTACTGGGACAGATGGAAGGCTGATGAGATAAAATCGCAATCAGTTGCTGATATATTGGTTGATTGGGTCTGGGCATCCGGTGCGCACGGAATTAAGATTCCTCAACGCTTGCTTGGTGTTACAGTGGATGGCATTGTAGGTCCCAAGACCATTGCCGCAGTTAATTCCCGTAATCCGCGTGAACTGTTTGACCAGATCAAGATTGCACGGTTTGATTTTATCGAGGATATATGCCGGAAACGCCCAGCAAACAACAAGTTCAAACGGGGGTGGATGAACCGCATAAATAATATCTCTTATGTTGGTTAGAGTTATGAACTGGGTAAGCCGACATATATTGCTGGCTCCTTTCATGTGTTTGTTCCTGTTGTTCGGATCATGTGGCAGCTCGCATAAGGCTGTCAAGTCCGATGTAGAAGTAATCAGCAAAGATAGCGCCAGTGAATCTGTCAACATCGTACACGGATCAAGTACCTCTTTGAGCGAACTCATTACTACTAATAGTAACTATGTGATTGATTTCTGTATCTATGATACCCGAAAACCGCCCGATAGCCTGACCGGGAAACCTCTGTTACTGGCTGATGGGCATATAGAAGGTGATTTCAGCAAAAATAGAAAGAAGGAAACTGCAACCAAAGACAGTACGGAGGTGAAAGCCGATAAGGATATTACTTCTGATATTTATGAAAAAAAGCGATCAGAAACCATAAAAGAGAAAAAAGAATCCACGCTGCTTAAACAAATTGGTTTTGCCTGTGTTTATGTAACCGTTTTGATTGTCGTTATGCTGATAGTAAAGCATTGGTGCAACAGACAATCTTCATCATAAGACTTTAAATTTATAAATTGGACTGCCCCGGCTCGTGATGAGTCGGGGCTATTTTTGTTATCTTTGTCGCCTATAACATTAACTTATGTATTATGGCTGAAAAAAAAGAATCTTATTCCGAAGAGGAATTGAATGAAATGATCGTATGGTTCAATAACCATGCTGATGAACTTCCCAAAGAAATGCAGATAAACAAATCCGCTTTCACACCGGATTTGAAACTTACTGTTGAAAGTTGTATCATGCAGGCTAAGCAATGTCTGGGTAACTATAAGATGGCCGGAGCTTTCCGGATGCTCCAACAAATCAGAGAGAACCTTGAAAAGGCGGCCCAATAAGCTGCCTTTTCAATATCCTTCTGGAAACTTTCTTTACTTTACTTCAAAACACACCGATACTTCACTAAGTTTGCCCTTATGCAGTTGATAAACATAACATTCTACCATATTCCCTTTAAACTCTTGAAGTTTACTGTTTAAATACTCCTTTATTTTATTTTTACAGTTAAAATACATATTCCATTCTTTTAAAATCGGTTCATCTGGACCACTCCAATACTTCTAACGTACATGGACAATTCTTTATAATTCTACTCATTATGAAATTGTTTATATAGATGCGACATTGCTTCTACATAATATAACCTCAAAGGTGTCATACAATTTATAGACATTATACTAAACAATAAACAAAGATTTCCGATATAAAAAAGTGAGGGGAACCACCCCCTCACCAAAGTCAAACCAAGCACTAAGAATTATGTTCTACATACTTGTGACTGCAAAGATATGAATTTTTTCGGCATTATCCAATAAAAAGAAATCCCCATGGCAGCTCAACCATGGGGATCAGGTGTCATAAGAAACAGCCATTAACCAGTAATGGACAGTGAGCCTATTTTTTCTCCTATTTCTTTCAGTGCACGGTTGAAGATACCTATTTCCTCATGATTCAGCGTATAGACCTTTCCTCGCACCTTATATCCATTTATGCGCTGATACAGCCAAGATGCACTCTTTCCAAAGTAGTTTCTAGCAATATAAGCCAAAGGCAATATCTCAACAGCCTCTTTTAGCTGTTCCCTGATTCTTAATTCCCGTTCTATGACATCCATACTGTTACTGATATCCTCCAGTCCCTGCATCATAAAGTTACTGAAGATGGTTTTCTCTTCATCCGTCAACTTCATTGCCTTTATTTCCGCAGACAAGGAATCGAATCTGGCCTTGCTTTCTTCGTCCGTTTTCCCTATATAGGTTTTCAGTTCTGCTAATTTTTCCTGTAAATTATCCATATCGTATAGTTTCAAAACCCCTCCCAAGAGGGGCTTTTTGTTAATCTTTCATCTTCAATAGATTGCCCAGCCTGTCGAGCAAAATGTTCATCTGTCGTTCATACTCTCCAGAAGTTGGAGCAATCACCGTTTTCAAACTTTCATAATCTGAAATCATTTTTTTAACTTTCTCAATTTCCTGCTTTAGCTCTTCATCTGTCATTGATTTGTGTTTAATGGTTAATACTCTGTTTCTTTATGACGATACAAATTTACATAATAAAAATATTATGTGCAAACTTTTAAAGAAATTATTCTGCCTTTTATCATATTTATTTCAGATTGTCCAAAATCATCCTGATAGCTTTGTCCGCGTGTACTTTCATTATAGACACATAATTGAATATCGGGCGGTCTTCCTTCATGCTTTGCCCTATGCAATACTCCAATGTGCTCAAGGGGATTCCCAAGTCGAAGCCGTGCTGGACAAAACTTTTCCTTGCAGAGTACAATGTAAAATCATGCCTTATACCTACTTCAAGAGCCAGGTTCTTCATTTTCCTTGTCAGAGTATTATAACAGCTCACATAAGTTCTGTATTTGCCGAAAACAAGTTTCCCAGTCTTTTTATCCATATACTTCATGATAAGAGGCATAGCTTCATCGGGAATTGTGAAACACACCATGGAATTTCCCTCTTTGGTGTTTCTGGTCTTTCTCCTTATATAGTTCACCTCGTCAGTATTCTTGAAATTATAATCCAGCATGTCAACCAGATTCATACCCGCAAGATAGTATGTCAGCATGAAGATATCACGCACTATCATCATGTTATGTTTCTTCACATCAAGATCTCGTAACCTTTTCAACTGCTCCACGGTGATGAAGGTTTCACGTTTTCTGGATGACGGTACTTTTGCGGTGACGAACGGATCAACCTTGAAATTGACATATTGCATCTTCTTCGCATAATTGATGAGTACCTTAAGCAAAGTGATATAGATGTTGATTGTCGTATTTGACAGACGTTGTTTTTTGAGAGCGCTTATATAACCATTAATTCGGATTGGAGTGATATGCTCCATAGGCGCCCCGGTTCCTGTGAACTGGATGAACTTGTTCGCTGCCAGCCTGTAGAGTTTATATGTCTTGCCTCTGTCCTCTTCATCTATCTGTGAAAGGTATTCATCCACCACCTCTTCAAATGTATGGCATTTGTCCCTGCCATTGTCTGTAATGAGCCTGACAAGCTGGGAACATGTCAGGCAATTGGAGAATTCCAGTTCCATATACCTCTCAAAATATTTATCACATATTTTTTTAAGCCGGAGATTCAGGATATCCTTGTCTGGGCGTTTCACTACCCTACCCTCTTTAAATTCACTAATCGAATCAATGATTATATCAGTGGGGATATATCTGGTTTGTCCATTGTGGGAAACCATCACTCTCACCTTATGTTTTCCTCCTGTTAATACTTTTGCAGGAACGATTACCAATGAAAAATTTGCCATAACTAGTCTTTTTTAGTAATAAAGTCGGAAATCTTGGACAAGAAAACGGAAACAAAAACGCGTTTTCGACAAGAATCCGACAAGAAAATCGTCGCATTTTTGACATTTATTTACTATAAATATTGATACTAAAAAGTGGCTTAATAGTTTGATTTCATATCATAAAATCCTGAAAATCAATATAAAAATATCGGGAGCTCGTGCACTCTTGCAGGCTCCCGATTTACAACACAAAAACTAAACTAGACTTAACTAAACTATTCTATTAAGAAGTTTCACAACTTCCCTTGTCTATGCTGCAAATATAAAAAGATTATTTCTTTTTTGCAAAAGGATATC